GTACACGACATTAGGAACGGAAAAATAAGTCCGTGGGTATTGTTAAATTCCAAATCAGGAAAAGACATGTTAAACAAGTTTAATGATGAGCAATTAGATTTAATTGCTCCTGCATTTGATTTGCCTTATTGGTTAAAAAAGTTTAAGTCAGTACCTGCTGATATACTACTTGTCAAAGAAATCTGTACAGAGGCAGGTATAGAATGACATGGTTAGTATAAAGATACTTTATAAGACACCAAATGAAATTATGGACATTGTTCGAGAAATAAGAGAGGACGGATTGATACAAGGTAAAGATTTTGACTTTGCATACAATCAAAGTAGGTGGGACGAGATGATTGGCGAAATACCAACTCATACAGTATTCACATTTTACACAGAAAAATATGCATCATTTGTAGCACTAAAATATGGACATTGATATCGACTTTGCAGATAGGAAAAAGATACTTGATATTATCAAGCATGTTCCTGCGACTATCGTGGACAAAGATGGAACTTCTAAAAAACACAATACCGGTGTATATTGTCATTCTATTCCGTACAATCCGTTAACTGGTACTGCAAGTATCGAATATAAAGAAGCAGAAGATCGCAAATATTTTAAAATTGATTTTTTAAATGTTGGAATTTATGAAGGTGTTAAAGATGAAGAGCACCTTGTTAGATTAATGGAGGCTGAGCCACTATGGGACTTACTAGAACAGGACGATTTTGTCAATTTGCTATTTCACGTCAACGGTCATGGACAGATTTTAAGGCAGACGAAACCGACTTCTGTACAACAACTGGCAGCGGTGTTGGCAATGATCCGACCCGCAAAACGTTACTTGATAGGGAAAGATTGGAATACAATAACCGCAGAGGTCTGGACAAAACCACAAGGCGATGAATATTTCTTTAAGAAGGCTCATGCAATGGCGTATGCAATGGCTGTTATTGTGCAGATGAATCTTATCTGCGAAGGTATTAGTTACGGATTTTCTTAGGATTTCTTACTAGCTGGATCGATCTACGCTTAATACGTTTTTCAGCAATATCACTTAGGTTGACTGTTGGGCCAAAAACTACTTCAACATCTTTACTGTTAAAAGTTTTAATATACTGTTTGTATACTATCATATCATTTTTTAAAAATATGTTGATTGGTATTTTTCGGTTGCTTTCCCACCACCAAGAATCACCTAGTCCTAAAAAGTGAGACTGATTAACAGTCTTAATAACAGCATAGTCGTAGATGCTGACCACTTGATTATCGAAGTTGATGATTATACCTAAGTATTCTGTCCCATTACACCTGATACAGGTCATAAACGGGTAGTTTTGCTGAAAGCTATCTTTTGTCGTCATTCTTTATAATAAATATCCATATGCAGAAATTACCAGTCTATTTATATACCAATTTGTTCGAAGTGATGTTAGATCTGGACAATAATATAGGAATACACCAAACCATGTATCAACGACCACTGACTATACAAAAGGGTGTCCGTAGCACCATACAACTACAATTTAAAAATTCAGATCAAAAGCGATTAAACATTAGCACTCAGACTTTTGTTATGAATGTTTTTGACCCTACAAACAATACCTTAATGTTATCTAAACAACTAGATATACTAGATACTGCATCTACAACTACTAACGCATTAAAAGGTATTGGACAAGTTACATTTACAGAAGTTGATACATTAGAAGCAGAACCTAAAAATTATAGATTTTCAGTTACTCGTTTGGAAAGTGATGGTAGCTATAGTCCTGCATACACTAATACATATTACGGAGTAGCTGGTACATTAGAAATTAGAAATGATGTATATCCCGCACTAAAGCCTAGTCAAGAAATAACTAACTTCCAGCGTAACTACAATGCAACGGCGCTGAAATGGGAATACTCAACGGGCAACTTGAGAGCTAATCCAGAATTTCAAGCGGGCACGGCACTCCATACGGTTGCGTTTTATATGACTGGATTCAAAGGCCGAGTATTAGTAGAAGGTACATTGGAAAACAGTCCCGGTACTTACTCGTATTTTGCTACCTTAGGTACCAAGACCTATTTTAATTATACTGGTGTTGGCTATGTTAATTTTAATGGATTGTTTAGCTATATTCGAGTGCGTTACATTCCGGATACAAATCCGACAACTGGCCAAAATGACGACACAACATATGCCGGAACGTTTGACAAAGTCCAATACAGAAGTTAAACTGTATGCATGAATCTGATTCAAGCAACGGTACAAAATCTATTACCACCTAAACGCAAATCTACTCCAAGCGGTTGGATCAGTTTCAATGCGCCTTGCTGTCACCATAATGGAGAAAAGCAAGATACTAGACAACGCGGCGGCATGTTGTTTAACAATGATGGATTCCAATTTCACTGTTTTAACTGTAACTTTAAAGCAGGATGGGTACCTGGAAAACTACTAAGTAAGAATACTAAAAACTTATTTTCATGGATGGGATTACCTGAGATTGAAATACAGAAACTCGGTCTTGAAGCATTAAAGAATAAAGAAGACATGCCTAAGGTTGAGAAGCCTTTAGACTTTAATCTGCATCAAATAGACTTACCCGAAGCAACGTTACCAGTCATGGAGTGGATCAATACTGCATACTTGCCAGACATAGCAGAGGACCTTGGAAAAATAGTAGAATATGTGCTAGGCCGAGGTATGGAACTAGATTGGTACAACTGGATGTGGTCGCCTACGGCAGGATATTCGGATCGAGTTATTATACCATTTTATCAAGACGGTATGATAGTTGGTTATACAGGACGTAAAATAACTGAAGGTAAACCAAAGTATCTAACAGATGCACAGCCTGGCTATGTGTTTAATATAGACGCACAAACTACCAATAGAAAATATGTTATAGTAGTTGAAGGACAGTTTGATGCTATCGCTGTAGATGGATGTGCTGTAATGCATAATAGTCCTAACAATACACAAATTATGCGCCTTAACGCATTAAGCAGAGAAGTTATTGTTGTGCCAGATCGAGACAGGGCCGGAGCAGTTATGCTCAAAGCCGCCTTAGAAAATAAGTGGAGTGTGAGTTTACCTCCTTGGGGCGACGAAGTTAAAGACGTAGCAGACGCAGTAAAGAAATATGGTAGATTGTATACACTATCCGCGATCTTGCACTACCGAGAAACAAACGAGATAAAAATACAGTTACTAAAGAAAAAACTGGAAGCAATACATGAATAAACAAGAACAAAAAGATAAACCCAATTACAACTACGATATACAAAAACTTTACTTAGAAATGTTTCTAAGTGATGCAGAAACTTTTGCTCGTTGTCAGAATATTTTTGATCCTGAGAACTTTGATCAGAAGTTAAAAGAAACCGCAGAGTTTATTACCAAATATGTAGACGATTATAAAGTAATACCAGATGCGGCTATTGTTAACGCAAGTTGCGGTAAAGAACTACAATCTGTTAACTTACCCAAAGAAAACTATGAATGGCTAATGGACGAGTTTGAAAACTTTAGTCGTCATAAAGCTCTGGAACGTGCAATTTTACAAAGTGCAGATCTGTTAGAAAAGGGAGAATACAATCCGGTTGAAAAGCTGATCAAAGATGCTATCCAGATTAGTTTAAACAAGGATATGGGCACTGATTACTTTGAAGATCCTAGAGGTCGTCTTACAAAACTAAAAGATGGTAATGGACAGATTTCAACAGGATGGCCTAGCATTGATAGAAAACTTTATGGCGGTTTCAATCGAGGAGAGCTTAATATTTTTTGTGCTGGCTCCGGGGGCGGCAAGAGTTTGTTTCTAGCTAATTTGGGTGTGAACTGGGCACTAGCAGGAATGAATGTATTGTACCTTACATTTGAATTAGCAGAAGGTCTAGTGGGCATGAGAATTGACTCTATGATGACTGGTATTACTACTCGAGAGATATTTAAGAACATTGACGATGTTGAACTCAAAGTTAAAATGATGGGAAGAAACGCAGGAAGCATACAAATCAAGTATATGCCCAGCGGTAAAAATTGTAACGATATTCGAGCCTATTTGAAGGAATATCAGGTCAAAAAAGGCGTCAAACCAGACGTAATTTTAATAGATTACCTCGATTTGATGATGCCTTTGTCTGTGAAGGTGTCGCCCAGCGATCTGTTCGTAAAAGACAAGTATGTGTCAGAAGAGATTCGAAATCTGGCAATGGAAACACAATGTATCACAGTAACAGCGAGTCAGCTGAATCGTAGTGCTGTTGAAGAAATTGAGTTTGATCACAGTCATATTAGTGGCGGATTGAGTAAGATTATGACAGCAGATAATGTAATTGGTATCTTTACCAGCAGGGCAATGAAAGAACGTGGCCGCTATCAGATCCAGTTTATGAAAACACGTAGTAGTGCAGGTGTTGGACAAAAGGTTGAACTAGATTTTAATGTAGATACCCTGCGTATAACTG